AGCGCCAAGTCCAATGCTTCGTCTTTGGTCATTTCGGCATCCTCATTTGTTTTGTCATTTCACGCAGCATGGCCAAGGCTTTTTCTTTGGCTTCCTGGGCTGCAATCTGTTCGTGGACGGTCGGCTGGCGCGTCACCAGCGTGTGGGGTTTGTCAGGAATGCGTGGGCCGTCGTTCAGCAGCTTGGCAAACGCCAGGGCCGATGGCGGGCGGTCGGGGTTCATGTGCTTCAACGCGTAATCCATCTTTGGCCGATACGTCAGGCCGCGCCCGCATTCATCCATCCATGCCTGGCGAATGATGGCCGGATCAATGTCGCGCCAATGGTTGGCAAAGGTGGCGCCGTAAATGGCGTTCATCTTGGTAAAGATGTAATCAAAGCCGCTGTCGGCATCACAAAAGTCGTTTGCGTTCCACATCGGACACCTCCACGGTTTGTTCAGGTTTTGCCCAAAAGTTTGCTGGCTTGGGTGTGGCCAGGCCGCGGGTAAGTGCCGCCATTTGCGTCAAACGGGCCTCTGACGCGGTTTTCTTAGCTGCCTGTTGCCGACGTACCCAATTGCGCCAGGTTGCCGTCCAATCGGTTTTTACGCCCTTTTGGCCAGGCTGGGCAATCCAGTAATCGCGGAACCCGTCAAACGTTTCCCTGGGGTCAAGTTCTGGCCGGTGTTGGCGACAAAAACCAACCCATTCGTCAGACAAAGGAAAGTCAGGGGCCAAACGCGTCCCGCGTTGGCTCTCTCTCTTTGGTTTACTGGTTAGTGGTTTATGGTTAGTGGTTAGTTGCACATCCGTTGAACACTCGTTCAACACCTGTTGAACATCCGTTGCGCTGTTGTGCTTCCGGCGTTCAGCGGATGCCCTACCGGCGTTGGATTTTTTCTCCAGGAATGCGCGGTACTCGGCAATCTCTTGATCGCAGCGGCTGTGATGCCATCCGTTTTCACACAACACAAAAAAGGATTCCAGCAGCAGTTCCGTTTCTTCCACGGTCGCGCCGATCTGGAACGCCAAAACTTTTGTGTCAGGCTTTAGGGGTTTTTCGGTGTCGTAGTACATCCACAACAGCCGCAAATAGGCCATTGCTTGGCCATCGGTCAGCCTGGACGTGGCTTTTATGAAGTCACCAATGTGGTGCTGGTAATAGTGCATTTTTTCCTCACGCTGTCCCACACAAAAAAGGAAATCGCGGCGGGCGGGTGGGCTCGCTTTTCAGTTGGGTAATTAGTCCAACCTAGCCGGATTCCAGCAAATTCTATCCCTTGAACCACTTGGGCCGCAAGGCCCGCAACTGCCACAAACGCGCCTGGGGAACCCTATCGCCCCATTGGCTGATCGCCTGGCGCGTAATGCCCAGCAACTTGGCCAACGCCACGGCGCTGCCCGCTTTTTCAATTGCTTGATGTGTTTCCATGGCTGCATGGTAAGCCAACTTTCGCATTTTTGCAACACCTTGAAAAATATTTTGTAAGGGGGCTTTACAACGGTGTAAAGCTGGCTTAATATTCGTCTATGCCCTAGCGAATTGCACGGGGTCTTTTAAAAGGAAACAATCATGGCTCAATATCTCTCTTGCACTGAAACCGCAAAATTGGTTCGCGCTGCTCTCAAAGAGTCTTTCCCTGGCGTTAAGTTCAGCGTCAAGTCCAGCAATTATTCTGGCGGCGCCAGCATCAACATTTTTTACAACGACGGCCCAACCTACGAACAAGTCAAGGCTGTGGCTGGTATGTTTGAGGGCAGTTATTTTGACGGCATGACAGATTACAAAGGCAGCAATTACGGCAGCCTGGACGGCAACGAAATTCGGTTTGGCGCTGACTTCATTTTTGTTACTCGCGAATTTAGCGTTCCAGTTTTGCAAAACGCCGTCAAGGCTGCTTGCGAATACTACGGTTACGCGATGCCAGCAATTGGTGAAGGTTATTTTGGCGCCCGCATTGTTGACCAGCTTGATTACGAAACCGACCGCCGCATCATGGTAAAGGTTGGTCAAGTTAGCTTGGTGGCCACTCAGCCCAGCGCAACATTGGCCCGCGTCGGCTTCTTGGGCGATGACGGTTACGGCTGGAACGCTGTTGGCCGTAAGGCTGCATAAGGGGAAAGCCATGAACCGCGAACCAACCGATCTGGAAATTGTGGGCATGGCACTGGTGATCGCGCCGGTGCTTTACATCTTGCTGTGGCTTGCCATGGCCATCTTTTAAGGGGGACGAAATGACAGTCCGAATCACCAAAGTTCATCGCGGGGGCCGCGTGTTCTACGCCGCCACCGTCAGCGGTGTTTACCTGGAACGCGCCAGCCTGGCCGAATTGCGTGAAGCCATTGCAGTTCGTGAAGGATTTGCAAAATTATTTGCGAAACCTGTTGACACTGCCAGTTAAGCCAGCTTACAATCGAACCATGCCGGAAACGGTCTTTTAAGAAAGGAAATTGAAATGAATACAAGCACTACAAACCGCGACATACAAATGTATGGCTGCGACTTCCAGCAATTCTTGGACAGCGTTACCAGCTCCATCACCTACAAATTCAGCGGCGCCAACATGATCGTGGCGGGCTTGATGTCTGACGCCCAGGAACAGATGGCGTTCGGTGATACTGAGGGCGCCCGCCAAACCCTGAACCGCGCCAAAGGCGTTTTGTTTGCGGTCATGGACGGTCAATTGAACGCCAGCGGGGTGGCAGCATGAACGCCGTCACCATCACCAACCCCAACCAAATCGCAACGTTTGTCAATGCTGACCTGGGCGTTGCTGCCCTGGTCACAAAAATCAGCACGGGTTACGCCGTGACGTTGTGGGACACCGACGCGGAAATGCCGGTCGGCGGCGTTCGCACCTACGGCAGCGCAATGTTGGCGCCAGCCATCAACTACGCGCAAAAACTGGCCAATGTCTAACTGGCCATTTCCACCACCAGGGGGGCCGATCCCCTGGACGCGCCAACAACAGCGCGATTATCAACAGCAGCAGCGGGACAAATTGCCACCCGCACCATTTTGAAAGCAAACCATGACACGACTACCATTTGAAATTGACGGCCCGTATAGGGCCAAGCGCAACCCCGCCAAGCGTTATGCGGCCATCGCTGTTGCGGTGATCGCTGGCGCTGCTGTACTGCTGCTGTCGGGCTGCTCTAGTCTCCCACCCAACACAACGTTGGACGCGCAACAGCAACTGATCCTGGACAAACAGGTTCAGCCAATGTCGCGCAATGAAGTCATCACCGCGGTGACTGAATGCACATCCAGCGGCCTTCGCGCTGTGATGCTCTACGGCAAACGCAAAGTTAACAACTTCACGACCGACATCGTGGTGGATGTGACTTGCGCCCCGAAATATTGAAAGGAAAATCATGGACACGTTTAGCAAAGTCGCATCGGCCCTGGTCAAAGCGCAAAAGGAATTTGGCCCCGCGCTGAAGTCATCCAGCAACCCGCATTTCAAATCGCGTTACGCCGACCTGGCTGCGTGTGTTGAAGCGGTGGTGGAATCACTCAACAACAACGGCATCGCATTGACGCAACGCGTCAGCCCTTCGGACAACGGCGTGATTGTCGAAACCGTGTTCATTCACGAATCCGGTGAAATCATCAACTGCGGACAGTTGCACGTACCAGCCAGCAAACACGACGCCCAGGGTTACGGCAGCGCGTTGACGTATGCCCGCCGTTACAGCCTCATGGCGGCCTGTGGCATCGCTCCGGAAGATGACGACGGCAACGCGGCCAGCAAGCGGCCAACAGCGCCAGCAATTCCGACGCCTGACATCACCGACCACCTGGCAGCCATCCAGGCCAGCGCCAACAGCGACGAATTGGCCAAGGCGTTCAAGGATGCGTTTGCAGCTTGCCAGGGCAACCAGGCATTGCAAGCCAAAGTGATGGCAGCCAAAAAAGAACGCGTGGCTCGCGCTAAAAAGGAACAAGCGCAATGATTAAACATAAGCCTGAATGCGCGTCATTGACCAGGCTTTTGTTGTCAATGCCACCACAACCAGCGCCTTGCGATTGCGGGGCAATTGAATACATACAAGGAACCAAAAAAATGACTGACGAAATCGAACAACGCACCGACGAATGGTTTGCCGCCCGCCTGGGCAAGGTCACCGCGTCCAAGGTGGCCGACGTGATGGCCCGCACAAAGTCGGGTTACAGCGCCAGCCGCGAAAACTACATGGCCCAACTGGTGGTCGAACAAATCACCGGCACACGCCAGGAATCGTTCAGCAACAGCGCCATGCAATGGGGAACCGACCAGGAACCCTTTGCCCGCGGCGCGTATGAAGCGACCAGCGGCAACATGGTGGAGGAAGTGGGCTTTATGAACCACCCGACCATCGCCATGGCTGGCGCGTCACCCGACGGCCTGATTGGCGACGACGGATGCGTGGAAATCAAATGCCCCAACACGGCCACCATGATCGAAACGCTGTTGACCGGCGCCGTGCCGCAAAAGTATTTCACGCAAATGCAAATGCAAATGGCCTGTGCTGGCCGTGCCTGGTGCGACTACGTGGTGTTTGATCCACGGATGCCAGCCAAGGCGCAACTGTTCATCAAACGCGTACCGCGTGACGATGTGTTCATCGCTGACATGGAAGCGGAAATCATCAAGTTCTTGGCCGAAACCGCGGTCAAGGTCGATCAACTTAAAAAAATCATTGGGGAATAAATCATGGCTATGAATTACAACGGTTCGCCCGATGAAATTTGCCGTATTGTTGCAAACGGCCTTGAACAAGAATACAAAAAAATCATTCAAGAACATTTGCAAAATTTTTTAAATGAAGCCAAAAAAGAAATGGAAATAAATTTAAATCAATTGCTAAAAACAGCAACCGAAGGATTGGTTTCAAAAGTCAATCACTATTACAAAACTCAAGAAGACCGCATTGAATTAGCGGTGTATTTCAACAACACGGAAATTAAATAATCATGGCCAAACTTATCAACGAAATCACCGTCATCACCGGCACGTACACCAACAGCCAGGGGCAGCAAAAGAACCGCTACCAGCGTATCGGTTCGATCATCGAAACAAAGAACGGGCCAATGCTAAAAATCGACGTGATCCCCCTCAAAGAGGGCGGCTGGGATGGCTGGGCATACATCAACGAACCACGCGAACGCGACGACCAGCCGCAGCAGCGTGGGCGCCAAGCGCCGCAAAGCAGCGGGTTTGACGACATGAACGACGACTTGCCAAACTTCTAAGGGGCTGTCATGCAGTTGGATTTTTTTGGCGATGCTGAACACTACCTGGCGCAACTGAAAACCAACTGGCGGGCCACCATTGAAAGCGACGGGGGCCACTGCCCTTGTTGCGACAAGTGGGGCAAGATTTCCCCCTTCACCATCACTGAAACACACGCGCTGGCGCTTCTATGGCTGTCCAGGGCGCCGTGTGACAGTGACGGGTGGGTGGATGTGCCGCCAATTGCACCGGCCTGGATGCTGCGGGGGAAAAACTACACGACCATGGCCAAGTGGGGGTTGATCGAACAAGGTGGCCACGACGACGCATCCAAGCGGTCGGACGGGTTTTGGCGCGTGACTGCAAAGGGCTTGCACTTTTTGTGCGGAACCATTACCGTTCCAAAAAAGGCTTTCATCTACAACAACAAGGTGGAAGGCTGGTCGGACGAATGCGTTTCGTTTCGGGATTGCTTTGGCCGACACTTTGATTATGCGGAAGTCATGTCCGACAGTTTTAACCTGAATGCAATCAAACTATGACCAAAACGGAAGCGGAATTGGATATGCTGGTGGCCGATCTGGAATACGAAAACCGGCTGCTGCGGGCCAGGAATGAACGCCTGGAAACAGAAAAAACCGATTGGGTTTGCCCGTTCTGTTACGCGACCAAATGCGAAACGCCTGGCGAATGCAAAAGCCTGGCGATCCGCAACCAGGTGCTGGAGGAAGTCGCCAAGGAATTCGACAAAATGAAAGTCCTAGGCGACACCGCGGCTTCGTTTGCGGTGTTTGTCAGGAACATGAAACGTTAAACGAACGGCCTGGTTCCGGCCTTGTCGATAATCAGGGCTTGTTTGCGCGGTGCGGTCGAATCGGTGTTGGGTACGCTGATATGCGTCCAGCGGTCAAACTCGCGAATCACCTGGTCATACCCGATGCCGCTGGCCACGATCTTTCGCACCACTTCGTCGGGCGTCATGCCTGGCACACGGAAGTCGGCAGCGCATCCAATCCGGTGCTGGCTGGTGTCTCGGCTGCCCACGGCGTCGTTTACCTTTTTTGTCCGCAGCCCCGACGAAATCATTATCGGCTTGCCGCCCAGCACGACCTTGACTTGCTCCAGGAAGTCAGCCAGGCGCGTCAGGTTGGCCAGTTCCTGGTCGTTGGGGCTGTTGTCCCATCCGTTGCGCTCGGCTGTTTCGGATGCGGTCAATTCTTCTAGGGTGAAATGTGGCGTCAGGTTCATTTTTTGCCCTTCATGTCAACGATTTTTTCCAGTGTGCGGCCACCAAAGTAAAACGACATCACCAGCATTCCCCACTGGCCCAGCAGTGTGACGTATTCCTCGTTTGCGTTGTAGCCGAATGCCGACATCATGGCAAACACAAAGTAGCCCACAAAGATGGCCACTAGGGTCATGGGCCGGATGTTTTTGGACAGCCAGGAATCCGACGACATATCGGCTTTCAGGCGGTCGGTCAGGTTGTTTTGCTCGGTCTTGTACAGGTCGGTGTCGTTGGCCATCTTGGCCAGTTCGCCCGACTGCGCCAGCGTGGCCAGTTCCAGTTGCGCCTTGGCCTTGGCTTCGGGGTCTGGAATCAGTTTGTCGATCAGCTTGCCGCCGACATTCAACAACGCGTCAAGTGCAAACATGGCTTACCCCTTTGATGCTGTTACGGTGTCGTCGCCTTTGGACACGGTGACCTTTTCGCCTTCCACGGTCACTTTCATTGGCTGCTCTTTGCGATCCAGTTTGTCCAGTTTGTCGATCAACTGTTTCATCACTTCAAACTCTGGCTTTTCCTGTTTGGCGTTGGCGCCAGCAATGCCGTTCAGCATGGAAATCAAAGCGGTCAACGACGCGCCCAAAAGGCCCATCACGGCGGCGATCTTGTCTTTGTCCAACACCAGGCTGGACGCCACCCCAATGGTCACAATCAGCGTAATGTAAAACAGGCCATGCTTGCCAATGGCGCGGCCAGCAACGTCCTTGGCGGGCGATGCGGCTTCCATCTTGCTCAACTCGACCCTGGCTTGGGCCTTAATCATTTCGATTTGGTGCAATTGCTCGTTCATGTCAATGCCCCTTTAACCAACTAAGTGCAAACCCTACGGCGCTGGAAATGAACGACACAAACGCCATTCCAGCCCAAAAGCCCCCGCGGCCCTGGTTGGCCAGCGCCACCAGCTTTTCCAGGTTGCTTTCCATCTTGTCCATTTTCTTTTCCATGTCGTCAAAACGGCGCTCGTAGTTTTGTACCTTTTCCCACAACACGCCATATTTGACCGGATCAATTCCGGATTCTTCAAACTGCGCCATTTCACTTTCCTTGTCGGCTGATTTCATCAAGGGTACTTCCAGCGCCTAGCTCTAAGGCTTTTTCTATGCGGGCTTTGCCTTTAGATTTTTGCACGGCTTGACGCGCCATTGTTCCAATCGGTATGCCGCCAGCAAACTTAAATCCGGCAACGTTTCCAACTTGCTCAAGGCCACCGGCGGCTTTGTCGGCCAAATAAGCCACCACGCTGTTGGAATTGTTGACAAACGACCCACGGGGCTGGAATTGCGTGTACGCGGCCACGTTGCCCAGGGTACGCAACTGCAACTGGCTTTCAGGATCAAAGATGGCGCCAAGGTTGTTTACATCGTCTAGGCGCTTTAAATTTTTGTTGTAGTTCGCTTGGCTGAAATTGCCTCTGCCGTCAATGATGCCCGCTTTGTCTGACAAGTAATTGATGGTTCCGGCTTTGATGTGCTGGTGACCCAATGAATTACGGCCAAGGGTGTCAATCATCGTATTGATGTTTTTGTTGACGCCGTTAATGACAAACTTATTGAAATACTTGTCAGCGGGAACGGAATCGTTAACCGCGGCTTTATATGCTGGGTCTTTTTTCAACGCTTCAAAACGTTCACGCGCCAAACCTCTGGCTTGGTCAGCAATCGGTTTTAACGCCGCTGTTTCGTTTGATAGCGGCAACTTGTCCAACTCTTGAACCATGATTCGTGCGGCCTGGCGAACGTTGCCATCTTTGGCTTCGGCTGACAGGCGGCTCAAATTACGACGCATCGACAGGTATTGATCGAACGTCATGGCTCCAGAATCGGCAAGCGTCTTTAGTTCACGGTACTGCGAAATACCTTGGCCATCGGTCAACAGCAATTCTTTGCTTAATTGCTGGTCAATGTTTTTCAACAATGCGGGCGAATCAACTGGAAGTTCACCACCGGCTTTGTCGCGCAATTCCGTAAATTTGGCGTCGATAGCTGCGTTACGCGTTTTGTCCAGCGCCTTGTATTCATCAATCAACGCCTGGCTGGATTCAATGGTCTTGGTGGTGTACACGTCCGGCGCGGCTTTTTCGCGAATCAATGGCACGTTATCTACCAGTTGCTTGTTAACTTCGTTTTTACGCGTGGCAAATTCAGGAAATTGGCCGCGTAAGTTCATTTCCTCGGAAATCAAAATTGGGTTGCCCGTTGCTTCGCCTTCTGTCAAACGAACAGGAATTGGCAGCGAATCAGCTTCCAGGTGGCGCAACACGACGGGCGTGTTCACTTTGTCCAAGGGCATATTGCCGTACAACTTTTGGAATTCGTCCGTGGCACTTGTCAAAGCCTGGCGCACGATGGTTGCGTCCGGTGTGGCTGCTGCGCCCGCACTTACGCGGCCAGGGGCTGGTGGAACGGCCTGTGGCGGCACGGGAACGCCTGGGGCTGTGGGTTGGCCTGGGCCGCCCAACGTTGGCGCCCTACGCGGCACTCTGGTGGTTCCTGGCGCTATTGCCTCAACGGTCGCACCGACGCCGCGTTGAACGGCTGCGGGCGTCACATCCTTGGTGGCTTGCAAAACCTTACCGCCAGCTTGCTGCACGGCTTGGCCAGCCAGGCCCACTTCGCGCTGCACGGTCTTGCTGAACGGGGCCGCGGTCAGGCCCAATTCCATGTAGTACTGCACTTCCTGTTTGGGCATACCCGTTTTTTGGGCAATCCAATCGGCGCCTTTGTCCACGTTCTCGCCAATAAACTGCATGATGCGCTGGCTGGCTTCGCCTTTGTACTCGGGCGTTTCAGTGATGCCAAACGCTTTGCCAAACGGTTTGTCGATGGCGCTGACAACTTTGGCCTTGGTCGCTTCGGCTTGCGCTGGTGTTTGGCCAGTTGCGCGGGCGCCAGCATATGTGGCCATGCCAGCAATACCAGGAACAACGCCAGCAACCGTGTCGGCCAGGGCAGCCGATCCGCGCAAAAACGACGTGACCTTGCTGGCCACTTTACCTTTGGGTGGCGGCTCGTTGAATGCGTCGGCCACCGCGGCGTTCACCGCGTCGGGTTTCATCAGGTCGTCAACGCTCAGTTGGCCAGGGGTCGCGTCGGCTTTGCCGGTGTGGCCAAACACGGCCTTGCGGCCACTTTCCATTTGCGTGATGCCAGCGGCCAATTGCTGGCGCACCAGCGGGCTGTCCAGGTCAATCGTCTGTTTGGGATCAAGCCCCGTCACGCGGGCGACATGGGCGATATATGCCTTGGTGTCGTTTTCGTTGGGGGGCGCCCAGGTCGAAATCACGCCTTCCAGCGTGTTGATGCCTTTGCGCTTGTAACCCTTCAGGTTTTTGTCCAGCGCGGCCAAGCCTTCTTCCATGCTGCCAAACTCGGCCAACTTGCCACCAGGCATCAATGCGCCTGGATTGTTGGTGCGAATTGGCGCCGGTGTCTTGGGCTGGGCCGTGGCTGCTGGCGCTGCTGGCGGCCTTACCGTCGGCTTGATCTTCACGCCCAGGGCATCACCCACCGCGGCATCAATTTGGGCGGGGTCGAACATTTCAGTAGCCATTACTGCCCCTTAATTAATTGCTGCATTCTGACGATGTTGTCTGTCAGGCGCTTGTAACCAGGCGTATTCGGGCCACCGGCGGCTTTGACAACTTCGCGGATTGCGTCCTTGTCGTTGTTTTTGACGGCATCGAACAAACGCACGGCGTTGATGTCCACGGTCTGCGACCACCTGTTTTGGAAATCACGGGCCGCAAACGGATCGTTGGATTTGCCAAACGCATTTTGAACGCCCTGGTTGAACAGGTCGGTGGCGGTAGACAACGCACGGTTGACGCGGGCGGTCTGTTTGATCGCTGGCGCTGTCCAACTGGTTGTTCCGGAAATCTCGCCAGCAATGCCGCGGGCGGCGTCCGTACCGCCCAAGCCCGACGAATTGGCCAGCGATGCGGTTTGCAGCGCCATGTAATGGCCCAATTGGTTCAGGTTGGTGGCGTTGTCGCTGGTGAACGGCAAACCCGCGTAACCGCCGGTCAACGCACCAATGAAGTTGGCGCCCTTACCGGTTATCACGTCGTCGGCCAGTTTGATGATCTGGTTGTTGTTGAACGTCTGCAACGGCACTTGCTGGGCAGCGTTCATGCTGTTAAGGCGAATGTCGTTGGCCGCTTGCGCGGTCTGTGGCGTTTCGCCTGGACGCAAACGGGCCACGGGTGTCGTGCCACCAGCGGGCGGCATTGGCTGGCCTTGCACGTTTGGCTGGGCCATTGGGCCACCGACACCAGGCATTTGGCCACCAGGGGCGCCAGGCATGGTCGAAACAGGGCGGGGCATTTGACCACCAGGTAACGCGGATGCGGGCGGGGTTTCAGCGGCAACACGTTGACCAAGGAATCGACCGTTGGCGTCCATGACGTTGACCACCGGTTGATTGTTTACGTCGTAATGGCTGAACACCTCGCGGCTGCCAGGCGGCAATTGCGCGGTGACCAGTGGCTGCTGCGCGACGGTGGTGGTCGGCGCTTCGCCAGCCACCGATGGGCGGGTCGTAGTTTGGAACGTGGCTGCGCCGGTGCTGGCCGTGCCAGCCTGGGGGGCAAACAATTGTTGCTGCTGCGCTGGGCTTAACAACGTGTTGGCGCCAGCAATCGCCATCGACGGCAGTTGTGGGCCTGACGGAATGTCGTTCCAGGTGGTTTTGTATGCGTCAATCAAACGCTGCAAATCAACGTTGTCTGGATTTTCTTTTTTCAGCAAATCCATTTCGGCAAGGTAAGCGGCTTTGTCTTGAATCCCAAGGCGCCCAAGAATTGCAAACCGCTGGCCAATCATGCTGCGCTGCTCTTGCGTCAAGTTTTGTTTTGCTTGAATTGCTTGGGTTTGCGCGTTGCCTAAAGTGGTGAATTTGTTGATGTATTCAGTAGCAGTTAACGGCGCAAGACCTGGAAGCGCGGCGTTTATTTTGTCAAGGTCAATTCGGCCATCTGTTTGGTAATTGGCGGGGTCTTTTGAAAACGCTGCCACGTTATTGCGCTCTTGTTCTTTTTGCTGCTCCAAAGTAAGCGCAATTTTTTCTTGCTTGTATTGCTGGGCGCCGCGGGCCATGTTGACCATTTCGCCAAGCGACATACTTGGCGTTGTTTTAATTTGGCTGCCAAGGGGGGTGATGTTGAAATCTGCCATTTTTTAACCCTTCATCAATGCGTACATCATTGCCGCATTGCCTATGTTTCCAGCAGCGTTTGAATAAGCATTTGCAGCGCCAACTTGACCGCCAGCAATTGCGTTTGCGCCACCAACAGCAAGTTGCGCCATGTTGGTTCCGGCTGCCTGTCCCAAGGTACTGGTTTGACCTTGCGCGGTTTGGCCGATGCCAGCGATGCCCGCCAAGGTGTTGTAAATGTTTTGGCGTTGCGAAATCACTTGGGGCATGGCCGTGCCAAGCGTGTAATCCAGCGCAAACTTTTGTGCGGCGCGATCTACGTTTGAACCAGGGCTGCCAACGTTTGCGTTTTGCCTTGCAGCGCCGACACCTTGGTCAATCGCAAACTGGTAACCAGGCAAGCCCAAAATTTCCTCACGGGAAACGGGCGCCGTCAAACCAGGAAGCATTTCGCCAAGTCGGGTTAAGGCGCCATAACCCGCTTCGCGATACGGCTTTTGCTGCTCATTCAGAACGTCGAACATTTCCTTCTGGATGGCAGCGCCTTCACGCGTACCTTGAAGCTGTGTTTGCGCGGCATCTTTTGCGCCTTTTGCCCCCATGTAGCCGCTAACAAGGCTTGTTCCACCAACAATTAATGCAGCAGTAACCCAGGTCATAATTTTTCCCCTTCCAAGGCTTTCATTTGCCCGACAATTTGTTTAAGTTTGTTCGATGAATCAAACAGCGCCGTATCGTCAGGCTCAATCAATTCAGCTTCAATTTCATCTAAGTCGGTTTTGTCAGTTCGGTGTATCGTGATGCCGATTGCATCCGTCACCGCCAGGGTCACCCGCTTTGTTCCAGGCTTGCTTTCAATTACATCGCCCGCTTGCAATTTTCGCATTCCAGCCTCAGTCCAGGCAATAATTTCACCTTTGGCGCACATAAAAAAATGCGGCTCTTTGTGAACCTTGCCAACAATCAACGTGCCAGCCGAACGGTAAACACGGCGGCAATACATTCCAGGGCTGAAAAAATGCTCTGTTTTCAGTTCCGCTTGTGGCATTTTGACCATTTCGGCTTGCAGCCGGTCGATCTGCTCACGCGTTGGTGCATGGTCAAAAACTTCAAGTTCCATCAAAATCTGCCCCCACCAATGCCGTTGATCGCAGTCAGTAATGTAAACGTACCAGCCGCTGGCGTCACGTTTCCAATGACGGTATTGTTGATTTCACCGCCGTTGATGATTTGGTAATTGACGGTCTGCGACACCAGTTGCGGGTTTTGCAGCCAAATGATCCATTCACGCGATGGCCGACCGGTCGCCTGTTCAAGAAACGGCGATGTCGGAAACCGAATGTTGGTTTGGGTGGCCATCAGTTATCCCCCGCCGACGCCTTCAGGTTTGCGGACACGATAACGGCTTTCACGGGGTCGCTGACGGCCACTTCAAAGATGCGGTCACGCGCCCAGCCCAAACGGCGCCAGATAGCGCGGTTGGTGTAATTACCCTGTTTGCCAATCCCGACCCAATGCTCATTCGACCAGGTAGAACCGCCATCGTTTGACCAGCGCAACATGGCCTGGGGGTTGTCACCCTGGCCGGTGGTCAGGCCAACACCAGGCTGGAATTGGATTTGAAATTCCTCGAAATACTGGCGCTGCAAATCGGTGGTGATGTGCGGGGCTCGACGCAACCGACGGATCGGGCTGCCAGCGTCGGTGTACTGGTCAAAATCCAGGCTGTAAATCTTGCCGTTTTCCCAATCGCCCACCAGGTTTTTGTTGGCGAACGCAATGCCGCAGTTGCCGCGGTGGCGGTGGTACGTGGCCGTTGGGCTGTCCCAATACAGCCATTTGTGCCACTGCTGCGTGGCCAGGTCATAAACCCAGGTCAGGTCGGCATTGGGGAACGTGATAACGTAAAACTCATGGCCTTCGACCTGGTAAGTCCAGGCGCGGGCGTCGGTCACGTCGATGCCCACCAGGCTGTTTTCCACGGCATGAGTTGACAGGCGCTTGTATTCGTAGCCTTGCATGATGCCGATGGTGGCCGTGCCAAGGGTATCCCGCGCCAGAAACATGAACGTTTCAGCGTAGCGGGCCACGGAAAACGCCGCGCCGCAACCGTTTTGCGACGATGTGCCGGACACGCGCTGGAACGGAAACGACAACAGGCCGCTGATCTGGCTGCCGACGTCCACCCAAACTTCGGTGGTGACTTCGCCCAACAGGTACACCTGGCGGTGGTCAACAATCAGCGACACCAGGTTATCTGGCGATCCGTTCTTTGTGCCGAACCAGGCTTGCGTGGACAGCGGCGAATCCAAGTCGGTTGCGCCGTAGTTTTGCGTGTTGGGCTGGTTGTACAGAATGTAACCGTCCACCACGTCGTTGACGGTCGCGCCTTGCCAGGGGCCGTCGGTCGATGGCAGCGTGACAAACGTGTTTGTGGAAACCACGTAGTAATAACGGTTGGGGCCGTCCACGATGTACGCGGTCAGGCCGCCCGTGGTCATTTGGTTGTCAGTGATCGACACCGGCCCCGCGTTGGTGGTCAGCGTTCCGACCTGGATGTAAGCCAGGCTGGTGTCAATTCGGTACACGCGGTTGCCGCACACGGCGATGGCATATTCCAGGCCCGACAGCGCCCGCATCCCGCGCACTTCCGCGGTAATGGGCAACGTGATTTCGGTCACCAAGCCAGGGGTTGGGTACAGCGCAACAATTCCCCGTTCGCCTGGCTGTTTAGTCGGGTCGATTTCGGGGTAAAAATTGATGCATTCCTGGTCGTTTTGGTAAATCGACCTGGTGGTGTACGACGCACCGACAAAACCAAAATCAGGCATCAGTTAAATCCCCCGTCAAGAATGAACGCTGCGTCCTTTGGCCGTCCGGTCATCAACACGTCGGGATACCTAGACACTTGCGGCGGCTTCATGTTGGTGCGCTTGATCGTCGCTTTGGCCTGGGCGGCGTAAGCGGTGATCTGGCCCACTTGGGTCTGGTTGACCTTGCCAAACATCGGCATCAGGCGTTCAGCCAAACACCAGCGCAACGCCATGTTGTAGCCCTGGGGGAATTGCAGCGTTCCGTACAGGTCGCCAAACTCGCGGAAAATGGTCTGCGTGAACAGGTGCATTTCGCCCTGGGCGGGGTTTGGCCAAACGTACACGATGCCCAACTGCTCCGACGGCTGGTAATAGACCGACTTTGGCCATGGGCCGTTTAACGACTTCAGGCCAATGGATTCGTATTCTTCAAGGCTCAAAATGCTAATCGGGTAATCCAAGCCACCGCCGTAGATGGGCGCACCGTTGGACGTGGTATTCACGCGCACAAACGCCGATTCGATGGTCAATGGGCGCTCATAGTAGGCATCAATCAATTGCGCCACCACGGGCGTTGTGTGCGTCCGGCTGACGGTATATGTGCCGCCTTCGTTGACGTTGCCGCCAGCGCCGGTGTTGAACGACACGATGGTTGTGCCAGGCAACACGCCAGGGCCGGTTAGGGTCATGCCCATGGTGATGGCGCCCTTGGTCACGCCGTCCACCGGCACGGTCAACGTTGTGCCGCTGATCGAACCGACAAACCTTGCCGACACATTACCACCAGGGCCAAGCGTGTATTGAATTTGATTCTGGACGCACGGGAAAATGATTTCGGTGCGGTAAAACACCATCATGTTTTCGTTTGACCATTGGGCGATCATGTCGTTCAGCATATCCAGCCCGTCTTGGGCTTCGTCTGCTGTCGGATTTTCGCCCGACGCCAACGCGCCAATATCCTTCATGGCGCGGGTGATGATGTCGTAAGGCGTTGTCATGTCAGCCCCTTTTTAACAGTCTGTTGCGCCAGCAAATTCGGGCAAATTTTTCAAATACGCGTAGGCTTGCTCCCAAGCGTTTTGGCTGCTCATTTCATACGGCACGTTGTCGAAACAACGTTCATCAAGGTGATAGCTGTCACCAGGCTTGCGATAGCCCCGAACACAAACCATCATTTTGTTTTTACCGACAATTCGGGTTTCTTCAACGCGCCAGTAAGCGTTGAACGGCTCACCGCGGGCTGTGATTTGTTTGTTGAATGCCATGTTGCTCTCCAATCAGTTGTCGGTTGTCAAGGTTTGATAAATGTACTTGCCGCTGGTTGCCGCAAAACTGCTGCCGCCGCCACCGCTTGGGATGCGGATGTTTTTCAAAAACAGTTGCGACACATCGGCATTTACAAACGCAATGTAATAGTTCAAGTTGCCAACAGGGCTTAGACTGTTGGTCACGTTTTCAATTGTCAACTCTTGCATTGGCACACTTGGGGCAATAAAAATAGCCCTTGAAAGCCAAGTCAGATTTGAATTGTCGTTGTCGATGTTAATGTTTTCAAGTCGTCCACGGCTGCAATCTGTCAGGTAAATTGCCGCCGCAACGCTGGCCGTCAGCGTACCACTCGACCATCCGCAGTTTTGCATCCATACGTTTTGGATAATGTTGTCTGACGATCCAGAAACAATGCCGTATGGAAAGCCGCCAATCGTCAACCCTTCCATGCGGTTGTATTGCCACATCAAGCCACCGATACCAACAGAATCAACGGTGTGGTATGCCTCTGCGGCTGCCACGCTTAATGCGGTGGATGCCGCTGGCGCGAGAAGCGTCCAGTTTTTAAACACATTAACAATTGACGCGGCACGAAATGAAAGAACATTCCAATACTCTGCGGAAAATTTTATGTTTTCAAACGTGCTATCAATCACACGCTCATTGGTGTACAAATTGCAACCATTGGCGCTGCCTTTTAGTTGCTGCACGGTGTAATTTGAGTAAACAATGTTTTGACCACCCTCATACGGCATGGTGTTGCTGAAGTTTGCAAACGCAACAGCATTTGTAAGTTGATGGCCAAGGCCCGACAACACCGTGCCGTTGTCACAAACAACGTTCATAAATGTGAAATAAGCACTGTCGGCATGGCAATCAACTGCGTGACTGTACGACTGTGTTGCTTCAATGTTGCTGATTGTGCAGTGCATTGGAATTGAATAACCCGATCCACCGTTTGCAAAAACGTGGCGACAGCGTCGGCCAATCAAACCATCATGGCTGCAATGCTTTGTGCCATCAATGTAAATGGTTCCGTAGCAAAGACCAAGGCTGTCGCTGCCACCCAAGTGGCGCGTGTTGGTTGTTTGCACGTACATCGAACGGTCGATCTTGATGCCAGTGTCATCGTAGTTTTCCGTCGCAATGTCATCAAGCACCACGTTTTTGGCGTATTGAATGTACAAACCGTTGCTGTAATTGATGACAGCATCAGACTTGCGAATCTTGATGCCTTGCACTTTAAAACCGGAATTTGGCGTAAAAAACTCGCAAGTTAGCCTGGTTGCCACCGGCGCGTTAATCGTTGCGCCCTCGGTAAACGTAACGCTGGATGACGTTCTGGCGGCAACTTCAAACATTTCCGCTTCGTAGTAATACGAACGCACGACCCGATCAGCCCACCGATTCGTGAACAAATTGCTGTTGCGATAGTTGATGAAATCACCAACGGCGCAAGTGTTGGAAATATTGTTGCTGATTTGACCTTGCAGCAAATCGGCTGTTTGTGTCAAAGCTGTTGGCGTAACTTCTGGCGTTGCAATAGCGGTAATTGCTGTTGTGCCGTGGTCAATCACGGTGTTGTTGGAACCATCACCAACCAAAGAAACGCCAGGCTTCAAAACAATTTGCGCTGTGGTTCTGTACGTTCCAGCGGGAATGCGAACAGTGCCGCCACCAGCCGCAAAAGCGGCGTCAATTGCGGCCTGGATAAAAGGCTGCTCATTGGCAACAACTCCATTACCAGTTGCGCCAAAATCCAGCACATTGAAAGGTGCGCCGGTGACCATTGAATAGGAAACTTTTGTCAGTGCCATTTTTTCCTCATATTCCGTTCAGTTTAAATATTTACCAAGGCAAACCAGTTGCCAACAATGGCGTTTTTTTTGCTTCAACTTTTGCGGAAAGTTTTTTTTCAACGTCTTGTTTGTCAATTCCGCTAGACCATATCCAATCAAGCACTTGCTGTTCTGCCAGGCTTTCATAAGGCGTCAACACATCACCGTCATTCCAATAACTCATTTCGGCAATGCTTTCATTAACTGCCCCGTCTGCCACTTCGCATTTCCAATAAGCGCAAGTTACAAAACCATCGGTTATGCGACGATCAAGATTTGTAACAGTCCATGAAATATTCATCTTGTTCTTTCCAATGTATCAACCATACAATCCAACAAACCAAGAACCGGCAACAGCGGTAAAGTTTGAACCTTGCGTTATGCTGACATCTTCCGAATTCGCGCTTTTAAACAGCCCCAACTGATTTGATGCTGGCGCATTTGACAACACAACGTTTGTGTTGGCTTGAATTGTGGTTATGGTTGCACTGTTCCACCTTGCAAAGTAAAGCCCACCGCTTCCATCACTTGCGGAAATAAAAATTAATGCGCCGTAATTGGGAATAAAAAATGTCTTAGTGACCCCATTATTTCCAGTTGACGAATTTGTGCCAACAACTCTTCCTACACCAACATTCCATCCGCTGACTTGGCTTGTAAGTGATGCGGAAACATCGGTTGCCAGATTAAAAGTCTGATTTCCCGTAAATGTTTGTCCCGCGTCCGTTCTGGCTGCTGTGAAATTGGCATCAGGAATGGTCATTACCCTAGTTGTTCCAGTGCCAGGGCCAACAATCTGCATTAGGCCGGTAGTGGCATTGGATGTGACGGCAGTAGCCGCCCCTGTGGTGTTTCCAGTGCCACCATTTCCAACGGGCAATGTTCCCGTCACTGCATTGGTTGATGCCAAGTTGATGGCGCCAAATGCCAAGGACGTACCAGACCGACGCAAAACCTGGTTATCAGTTCCCGCTGCAATGCTGGCCACGTCTGCGGTTGCATTACCCGTAACCCCCAAAACAGACAGCGCCGACCCTTGGGCCAAACTGGAAAATGGCAAATCGCCGGTCACGCCATTGGTCAAATCAACTTGCGCCCAGGCTGGGTTGTTGTTTGCGCCGGTGTTTGACAGATAACGCGTTGCGGTGGTGTTTTTGGCCAACGCTGTCAACGTGGTTCCCGCGTTGTAATACAGCACGTCGCCTTGGGCGTAGGATGTCAGGCCCGTGCCACCGGCTGTTGTTGGAACAACTTTCCAGCCAATTACCTGGACAACGTTGGCGTTGTCTTTGTAAAACAGCTTGCCATCGGTGATGTTGATGGCCAGTTCCGACCCCAACGTGCTGTTGGCCAAATTGCCAGCCGCGGGCGTAGCTGCCGCCGTGCTGCTGCTGTAAATTTGTAGTGGCGTGAATCCGGTTTGTGCCATGCTCAATACTCCACTTCGATTTTGGAAGTGATGGGCGGCGCTTCAGAAAACAACAACGTGGTTCCACCAGTAATCGAAAACGTGTTTTTAAATTGGTACACGCCATTGATAAACACGTTGATGAAATTTTCCGACAATGGCGCCACTGGCAGCGTAAATGCTGTTGTTGCACCATCGCCGGTGTAATTGACGATGTTTGTAAATACGTTTTGGTTGATGCCTTGAATGTTGTCAAATGTGCCAATCAACGCGCCAGCGGAATCTTTGACAACAAATTTGTATGAAATGCCGGTTGTCAGCCAAATCTGGCCGCTTGGCACACGACCGGCGCCATCCAACACGATTGGATTGGAATGCGCGATATTCCCCGCGCTGGTCGTGTATGTTGCGGCGTTGGTGTTGGTTCCGGCCAGGTAGGTTTCAATTCTGCCGCCAGCCAACGGATCGCCGTTGTCGTTGAAAAGTTGGCCACCGACGCCATAAAACGGGGAAAGGCTGACAGTCATAGTTATTCCTCAAAAGTGGGTGTGAACACCTGGGGCGCCCATGGCAGCGGGCGGGCTTGTTGCTCCACCACGTTGACCATTTGTTCAGCCAGGCGGGCTTCAATCATGTTTTTGCCATCGGCCATGGTTTCGGCCTTAATCCAACCCACGATCATTGTTTCCGTCACCTGGTCAAACGCGACGTCCATTTTAGGTTCACGGAAAAACCAGTTGCCTTCAGTTTCGACGGCGGCAAATTGATTTTCAAGGCGGGCAAAATACCTGGCTTCGGTGATTAAATCACCATCGGCTTTGATGCCTAGAATTTTCCAGGTCGTGTTCATTAGAAGTTGCCCCCGCCAGTGCCACCCGTTGCGGTAAAAATACCTGTGGATGGGTTGAATTTAAGTTTAGTCGATGACACTCTCGCGGGCAAGTTTCCGGTTGAATTTGTGACCCAAACAGGAAAGTAATCTGCGTTGGTCGTGGTGTCGTCAGTGACTGCAAAGTTGTTGGCGTTGGTGGCCGTGCCAGCGGTCGTTGCCGACCCTGCGCTGCCATCAATAGAAACACCGGTCAGGCTTTGCACGGCGCTGGCGCGGTTCAACGCAATGGTGGTCGTGCCGATATGCAGCGACGAATTGCCCAGCACGGTGGACGGGATGGTTCCGGTCAACTCGCCCGCGGGCAAGCCTGTCAGGCCCGTGGCCAGGCCAGCAAACCCTGTTGCCGTCAGGACGCCGGTGGACGGGTTAAATTGGTACTTGGTGGACGCCGCAAACACCGTGGCCAGGTTGCCCGATGTCTGGTTGGCAAACAGCGGATACCTGGTTCCGTTGGTGGTCGTGTCGTCGGTCACCGTCGCGTAAGCCACGGGCGTCACCCAGGACGGGGCGCTGGTTCCGTTTGACTGCAATACCTTGCCAGAATCACCCGCGCCGGACGCCAGGAACGCCGTTGTACCGCTTGCGGATTGGTAAGGGATACTGGCGGCTGCACCGCCGGCCAAATTCGTCGCTGTGACCGCGTTGGTGGCGTTTGTGGCGTTGCCCACCGTGATGCTGGCCGGATCAGTCCAGCCTGGCGCCGATGCGCCCGCGGTCAGGATGAACGTGGATGTTCCAAGTCCCAGGAACGTAGTAGCGCCGGAACCCGTTTGGTACGGGACACTTCCCGCGGCCCCGCCAGCCAAGTTTGTTGCTGTTCCCGCTGTGGTGGCGCTTCCCGCTGATCCCGCTGTGGCTGCGTAGCTGACAGACAGGCTGCTGGCCGCGACGTTTTCCCAACGCTGGGCGGTGCTGTTGTATTGGATGACGTCCAGGTTGTTAAGGGTTCCAAATTGGACGTTGCCATCAGTGCCCCCCAAAACCGACCCGTATGTCGGACGCACAAACAAAATGCCGTTGCTTGACCCGACGTTGACCACCGCAGCCACCAGCGCAATTGCGTTGGGAATTGCTGGTTTGTTCTTGGTCAGCCCACCAGTGACGGCGGGGTTGTAATACAGTTCGTCGCCTTGCGCCCAAGTTTCCGCGCCGCCGATGGTGTTAATGTTTTTCACCTCACCGAACGCAACGACAAAAATCCAGTCATTGTTGGCGCCGGTTTCCGCGGCCAAGCCCAAAATATATTGGCTTTGGGTGGGCGTCAGGCCGGTGGCAGCTTTGCCCACCAGGCCACCCGACGCGCCCAGCGTACCAGCAAACGACACGACCTGGCCTTTGGTGATGGCGCCCTGGCATTTAATCCGGTAAAACTGTTCCTCACCGATCTTTTGCACCACGTTGCCGTTCATTTGAAAGGCAAGGGTCTGGAATTGGTCGGTGCTGTCGTAGTACAGCCGCGCCGTGGTGTCGGTCGGCAGCGGGCTTTGCGTGTGGTTGAAATCAATATACGACGGCGTGGCAATGCCACCTGTAATGGCCGACATACTGGTGATGTCGTTGTTTGCGCCCAGGACAGCCGCGGACAGGTTCGCCCTGGCTCCGGCTGCATCCGACGCGCCCGTGCCGCCATGCAGCACCGCGACGTCAGTTGCCGCCCAGGTTCCTGTGGCAATCGTGCCAAGGGTCGTGATCGACGTTTGGCCTGGCCAGGTGGTCGAAATCTGCAACCCGCTGACGCTGGCGTCCAGGCTGGTTCCGTTCAGCTTGACGGAAAACTGGTTCGACAGCAGTTGCAGCCCGTTGCCCGCGGTGTATGTCCCAGCCCCCGAAAACTGCGTCCAGGGCATGGCCGTGACGCCAATTGTGCCGGTCGATCCCGCGGTGGTCACCCAGCCGGTGGACGACAGCGTGGCGCCGTCTTCAATGAACGTGAACGCGCCTGGCACTTCCGACCAGTTGTTCATGTCCGCGGTGCGCGTCCATCCGCTGGCGCTGGCCGCGTAAATGCCGTTTTCGGCTGTGTTGGTCTGGTTTTTGACCAGGATGCGGTCGCTTGCAGTCAGCGCCGACGGCCAATCGCCGCCAGCCTGGGTGGCCAGGCCCGACAGCGCAATGTTGTTTGTGGTCGTGTACAAACACGACGCCTTGATGTCCAGCCCCTGGGCCACGGAATCAACGTATGCCTTGTTGGCCACGTCGGCGTCCGCGGTGGGCATGGCAGCCACCTGGGCAGCGGTAAAAAATGCCGCTGCGGGAACATTTCCACCAATGACCGACGAATCAATCGTCGAATTGGTAATGGTTAACCCTGATTGGATCGGGCTGATTGGGGGAAAAAACGGCGTACCAGCGGGGCCGACAAAATATTGCAGCGTAAAAGTCGGCTCAGGGCCGAAAACGCCCTGAACCGGTACGATGTTTGTGGTCTGTTTGCTGGCGACCTGGTTGGTCATGGCTTACCCCGCGGTCAACGGTGTCACAAAGCATTCGCCGTTTGCAGCAGTGCCGATGATGCGGATGTAAAACGTGTTGCGGGGCGCTGGAACCACGATGGGGTAATTCATGCCAGGCGGCAAGATAACGCCAGGCGTCGATGCACCGGTGGACGGCACGGCGGGCGCTGCGGTTTGCGCGGCAGTGTTGCCCAGGGACACCACAACCGACGCTGTGCCGGTGTTAATCAGGGCAACGTAATTGCTCTCAACGTTGGTGTTGGGTTCAATCGCCAGGGCGGTCGATGCGGACGACGGAACGGTGATTCGGTACGTCGGCCCGTTGGGTCTAAAACTTGGCAGCATATTGGTTCCCCTTTCGTGGGAAATTATAAAGTTTCAAAAAGAAAAAGCCACCCCTTTTGGGGGCGGCTTCGTTCAAAGTTCAGCCATCCTTAGTTAGGGGCGACCAAACCTTTGGTTTCAAGCAGCGTGATGATCGCGTTAACTGCTGTTGCGATCTCAGTGCCAGTTGCGCTGTTACCAAGGGCGGTAATAGCAGTTCCTTGCGCTGTTGCGGCGGCGCCGTGGAAACCCACCAGTGCGGAAGCGGAACCACCAAGGACGATACCGTCGGCGGCGTCACCGCCAAAAAGGGTGACGGGGGTTTGAGTAGATGCTGGGCCTGGATTGCTCATTTCAATTCTCCAAAAAATGTTTATGAACGGGGGGTTTTAGCCCCCCATCGTTTTAGGCTGCAACGCGGCAAGCCAATTCAGGGTACAGCGGCGCCCAACCGTACAGCACATCCAAACGGGTTGGGATGCTGTCGTTGTTGATCGTGTACTGACGAACCACGCGGATCGACAAGCCAAGTTCCTTATCGGAAGCGCGGCCAGCGAAATGAACGCCATCAGGCAGTTCCAGGTCGGCGGTAGCCAACGTGAAAGCGTTTTTGTGCATGATGATGTTTTGTGGGGAAGTGGCGCCGGTCTTGTTGAACGGGGTCACAACAGCAGTTGCGCTAGTTGCAGTCACCACGACGTTTTGGAATTGACCGCCGGTGATGATAGCGGGCGAAACCGTAACGGCAGTACCGCCACCGGATGCAACAGTCACGTTTGCAGTCACCACGAAATTCCGCAGCTTGCCCGAACCGTAAGCAGCGCGGTTCTGTGGGTTGACGGCGAACACGTTGGCGATCTGGATGACGTCACCTTGCTTCAATGCAGCAGTACCAGCCGACGACACCAGGGTGATGGTGGAAGTCGATGCCCAGCCAGTTGCAATCGAACCAGTGAAAGTCGCGGTGTTGGTGGCCAATGTGTCAGAGTAGGAACCAAAAGTTTGGTTCACAACGTTCTGATCCATTTTCCAGTTCATACCGCCAGAATCACGGCCCATCAAGCCCTTGGTGTACTGGCTGCTGACTTGCGTTTGTGGATTGAACAAACCCTTCAGGCTGTCCACGATGGTGGCGCTGGTGAAAGGTTCGATGATGCACGAACGACGGCCATCGCGGGGTGCGCCTTCGCTGTCCAGGTAAGCCTGGGCAGTCAGGTATGTAATAAGACCGGTGGGGGGTGTGCCAGCAGTACCAACGATGTTGGCGGTGCTGTTCTTGGCCATGGTCAAACCGTCAAAGTCGATCTTGTTGGCGATGGCGGCGATGGCGGGCTTCAACACGCGGTCGCTGAACATATCCAAAGACAAGGCCAAATCCTGGGTCGTGAATTGGGTATCGACGTGGAATTGGGTGGACAAAGTGACGGGAACGCTGGTTTCGTTGAAGTCTTCAACGTTCAGCGCGGGGCCGGTAGTGCCGATGAAACGACCAGGACGACGGACGTTCAGGGTGTTACCGATTTTGGCGCCGGTGACAGCAAACTGATCGTCATACTCGCGGTTGACTTCGCTGGTGAAGGTCAATTCGTTTTCCAAGACCATCAACGCTTCGTTGGTGATCTTGCTAATGGTAAGCAAATTGTTAGACATGATTTTTTCCTCAAAAATGGGTTAAATGTCAGCGGATTCTACGTGCTGCGCGGGCTGCTTTCCACTGCTGATAAGAACCATGGAAATTGCCATCGGCATCCAGGCCCGCATCAACGGTATTCAAGGCTCCACGCAACGGCGAAATCGGCGCTGGCGCTTTTGACTTTCCAACAACAGGCTTCACGTCTGGAACGTTCGCTTTCGCGTCCCTCTCATAACGGGCCTCGATCTTTCCAATCTCACGGACGGCTGACACAAGTGACATTCCGGCCAGCTTTTGTGCAAACTCGGTGTTTTCGGCCAAGTAATACAAAATCTGCGGGCCATGCTCTGATTCGATGATCGCATCGCGCACTGGATCGCTGACGCGAACCTCGCTGCTTTGCACCATGTCGTCAAAGTCGGGAAGGCTTGACTTCGCTGCGTTCACACGGTCTGCCCAGGCTTTGAATTTCACTTCCTGTTCAGCCGCGGCCTTGCGGCTTGCTTCTTGCTGATCCCGTTCTGCCAACTTCTTATCAGCGGTATATTCGGCCAACGCTTTCGCGTATTCGTACATATCGCTGAATTGATCGGGTGTCGGTTCCTCGCCAATGTCATCCTGTGGGGCTTGCGCCTGGGGGGTGACCTTGCCTTCCAGTTCCTTCAACCGGTTTTCCAGTTGCTCACGCCTTTCGCGCTCTAAGCGGGCTTCCTCTCGGGCCGCTTCGCGCTGTTTCGTGATCTCTGAAAAACGCCGTTCCAACTTGGGGTTGGGCTTACGTTCCTTTTGATCGTCTGCTGTTGTCGCGTCATTCCCGTCCCGATCTTGTTCACTCTGATCGTCCGCGTCCGGCTCGGCATTCACGTTATCGTGTGCCGCCTCGGGGGCTGCGGGTTCCGAATCAACTAAACCAAGTTTTTGGGCTGTGAATTCCGCTAAATTTTCGCTTGTCACGATGTTACTCGCCAGGCGTTCTTGCACTTCCGACATAGGTAATCCTACGAATTAACCCAATGAAAACCCATTGGTAGGCTTTGGATTGATTTTCAATCCGAATTCTTACAATGTCAATCACATCATGCCAGGCTGCATTCCTGGCTGCTGCGGCGGCTGCATTGGCGGCTGCTGCGGCATTTCAGGCTGCATTGGTGGCTGCATAGGCTGGGCCAGCAATTCCTGGCCAGCCTGGATAAATGGGTTTTGCGTCTGGTTGACTTCCATTTCGGCAAACATGGACGCTTGCTGTTGCTCCTGGTCGCGTCGCTGCATTTCCGCAGCCAACGCTTCGGGCGACAGGCCAGCCAACACCAGGCGCGTCATGGCGTCCAGTTCCATCTTGTTCTGGTCGGTCACGGCTTTGACGTTTGCCTGGTTGACTTTGGCTTCGTTGATCGTGTCGGTGTTGTAGGCGCGTGAAATCACGTCCATCAGCTTGCGGCGGTTGTTGCCGTCTTCCTTGATCTGCGCGACCTGGCCGCGGTTGTTGATTTCCAACTGCATCGCGATCATTTGCTGTTCCATGTCCGCAATCTGCTTTTGCTGTTGCAGCATCTTCATTTGCGCTTGCGGCGGGATTTCCGACTTTTCGTCGATCTGCGACAGCGGGTTCATGGCAGCCAAGCGGTCGGCAATGATGTCCGCGCCAGGGAAATCCATGTTGCGGAACAACAAATCGCCCGCGGCCTGGAACACTTGCGGGTCGGCCATCAACGGCATCATGGTTTCCACGGCTTGCTGGCGCTTGCTGTTGTAGCCTGGGCCGGTGTCCATCACCACGTCGTACAAACCAACGGTGACGTCGTTCAACACTTCGCCGGTGGCCTTGCGTTCGTTCAGGGTCACCAGGTCGGGTTTGCCGTCGGCGCCGATGATACGCAACACGCGCTGGGTGTCGTACACCTTGGGGATCAAGTCCAGGATAACCTTGCCCGTGTGCTTGATGCTGCGGGTCATGTTGTCGTAGAAGTGGAAGTTTGATAGGTCAACTTGCTGCTGTTGGCCTTGCAGCGCCTTGCCGGAAATGTTGCCTGGCAGTTCCTGGGATGGGTCAAAGATGCCCAGCACGGTTTTTAGGTCGTCAGCAATGGCAGCAGCGGCCACCATGATGCCGTCCGGTGGTGGCTCTGGCTGGATGCGTGTCGGCACGGGCGCGGGGACGCCCTCAATGTCTTTTTGCTTGTAACGCAAAACAGGCGTTGACTTGATGTTGGCCATCGCCCATTCGGATTCGTGGCCCTCGTCTTGACCTTCGGCCAGCAGCCACTTGGGCTTGGGCGCCAGGGCAATGCTCTCGGTCATGCTGGTGCGCCAGAAGTTGTACATCCGCTGCGGGTCTTTGGCGAACCGCACCAGGCCGTACTTTTTGCGCTTGCCCTCAATAATCATTTGGGCGCCGTAGCACGGGATGATCGGAATGTATTTACCCGCCCACTCCTTTTCTTCCAGGATTTCCATGGCGGTCAGCTTGCACCACTTGACCTTTTTGCGGTACGACGGGCGCTTGTCCATGATGGTGATCTTTGACGCGTCCAGCAACTCAGGGCTGGGCAATTCGTCTTCATACACCTTTGTGCCGTCCGACAGCATCACCAGGGTGGCGCGTTCGCGCTCCACGTACCAGTATTCAGCGACGCGCACATCCTCACGGGTGACCCACTCCGCGGTGTCGTCGCCGGTGGCCCTTGGTAGAAACCCTGAACCATCGTCGGCGCCTGGATATTGTTCCTTGAATGCCCGCTTGGACATAACCGTAGTCACCAGGCATTTTTCAGCGTCCGAACCGTCAGGCGACACGCTGTTGGGGTCGAAATACACACTGAACGGATCGTCAATTGGCTCAATATAGATTTCCTGGTCGAAACTGTCTTCCGACACGTAATTGGTGTTGACGCGCCAGTAGCCCCAACCCATGCGGACAGCGTATTCAAACGCAGTGTCGTAGGCGGTATCGGCGTTGGAATTGATTTCAATGTGGCGGGTGATGCCCTCGACCACCTGGGCCAGCTTCAGGTCGCCTTCGTTGTTGACGGGGTGAACCTTGATGCGGGGGCGCTGCTGGCGCTGCTGGTTGGTGACCTGGCGCACATAGGCGTCGATCTTGTTGATGGTCAGACAGGGGCGCGATTCCAGGTTGCGGCTGTTTTGAATTTCCACTGGCCACTGGTCGCCACCGGCAAACTTCAGGTCGCCCAATGCTTCAGCGCGGTTTTGCGAATCAGCTTCCGCAACCAATCGCAAAAACTTAATCGCATCACCGATGCGGCCATCCATGTCAGTGTCTTGCCATGCCATAAATATCCCCTTTGTCCAGGATTATCCCATCCATCCCCCACCCATCGCAACCGGTTTGGGCTTGCGGATTTTGGCGGGTTCTTTAATCATTAACCCGATATACCGGAATGCGTCGGCGCCGTGCGAATATTGGTCATGCAACGGGTTGCGACTGAATTGGCCCGTGTCGGGGTCAACCTCATAACGGTAATGTCGCAAACAGTTTAATCCGTCCGCGCAATTTTCGCGATCAAAATAGCAGTTGGAAAATATCGTGCGGGCCGCGTTGATCGAATCAGCGACCGGCACACGCTCCAATATCCGCGTCTTGTACCCAGCCCCGCGCACGATGTCTTCAATGCTGCGACCGGCTGCGGCCAGCGTCTTGTTTTGGGCATCGTGTGGCAGCCAAATGGTGTCGTACACATACCCGAACGTTTGCAGTTGCGCCAGGTAGCTGGTCATCGTGCGCTGCGTGTCTTCAAAGTAGCGGATCAGGCGCGTTTCCATGCCCACAAACTGCACAAACCACCAGGCGGTGGCGTCGGCCCAGCCCAGGTCGCAAACAGCGTGGACGGGCTTTGTCGGGTCGTAAGGCACTCTGGTGATGCGCTCGTCCCGTTCGGCCTGGACAAGTTCCTTGGCAAAGATGGCGCCATCGACTGTTTGGCGGCACATCCCTTCCCAAACCTGGTTGTAGGCTTCGGGGTCGCGCAACTTAAGCGCGTCCTTTTCCAGCGCCAGCGTTTCGGGAAACCAGGGGTTGTCGTTCCAATTGATCTTGATGCTTATGCAATCCCGCGGGGGCTTGACCACAAACCGCTGGTACGTTTCATCGGTTTCCAGTTCGGGGTTGAACGAAACCCATATCTCGCTGCCCTGTTTGCGGATGGTTGGAATCAGGATGTTCCAGGACAAGCGGCTGACGGTCTGCGCTTCCTCCACCCAGCACACGTCCACGCCTTCAAACGACTTGATGTTGGTCGGATTGTTCTTCAGGCCAATGAACGCGAATTCCGTGCCGTTGGCCCCGCGGATGGTGGCCTGGGTGATGTCGTAAAACGCCAGCAGCCCCAACGCTTCGATCTGGTCGCACAGCAGCTTGTGGACGGAATCCTTGATGCTGGTCTGGTACTCACGGGCGCACAACACGCGGATGGGCTTTTTGACGCCCTTAATCAGCAGCGCCCTGGCAATGCCCCACGACTTGGCCCCGCCTCGCCCGCCGTACAGCACTTTGTAGCGGCTTGGCCGGAACAACCCTTGCAGCTTGACCGGAAACTGCGCGTTGGCAGCCGCCTGGTCAGCTTGCTGGGTGGCTGTCAAGGTTTGCGATTGATCCATCGGGGTTCATAAATTGCACGGAAATGACTGACGGCCCCAACGGGGCGCCATCCTTGCCGGTGATTTCCTGTTCGATCTTGTCACGCCAGCCCAGCACGTTCTTGGCCGTAAAGATGGCGAACGTGCTGTTGTAGGCGCCCGCAATCGTGCCTTCCACTAGATTTGCCTCTTGCAAATCCTTCGCCTTTTTATAGGCGTACGAAAAGCCAGGGTTCCTGGGCGTTCCATCGGCGTTCTTTGCGGTGGCCCAATCGTGCAACGTTTCGCGGGTTACCCCTACGTTGGTTGCAAAGCGGGCCAAGGTCGGAAACGTCCCAGGCAGCACTTGGGTTGATTCGTTTCCTGACTTGTCTCTTACAGTCACTTCCCTGGTTGGGGCTTGACTGAAAAATTCAATCAGTTGTTCGGCAAAGCATTCCTGGAATTTGGGTGGCCTTCCATTGGGCTTTGGTTCACTGGCTGCGGGCTTATCCGGCGTTTTCTTGCTGCGGGGTTTCGTCAACGGCATGGTCTTCCTTGGATTTGTCCTGGCTCAATTGGGCAAGGACATTGTTGTATTCCTGGATGGCTCCGCTGATCTGCAACAAGATGGCTTCGTGTTGCTTCGCCAGTTCTCGCAATTCAGCCAGGCGTTTAGCAATTTGTTCCGGTGTCATTTTTTCGCTGTTTTGGCGCTTTGTTTAAAGGCTTTGGCCGTGGGGGCGCCTTTGTCCCCAGGGCTTCGCATACGTTCAGGGGTTTTGCCCGCGGCTTTTTGGCTTTCGATCCGTTCACGCTTTGCAGCGATGTTGGCGTAAAGCCCAGGCTTGGCAGCCATGATTAAGCAGCGGAAATGGCAGCCAGCGTATCAACGCGGCGCCAGGTCGAACCGTTGCTAAATGCCATCACGGGGCTGCCAGCAGCGCCGTTGGACACGTAAATCATTTGGCCAGCGGGTGATGCTGACGGCACGGTGGCCACGGTGTAAGCCTGGAATTCGACCAGGACAACTGCGGGATCAGCGTATGCGACGCCAACGGCTTGGTTATTGGACATGACAGTTCCTTTCAGGGGTTAAAAATTGTCGGTTTGATTTTTGCACTTAATCTTCGACCACGCAAGCGATGTCGGCTTCCTGGATGATCTGGTAATCCTGGCCTTCAAAACGCTGTACGGGCCAATCCAGGTATGTCCCGTTGCCGTATTTGATTTTGTCGCCCACCTTGATTTCATGCACCTGGGGGCCGATGGCCACAATTTCGCCTTCGTTGAATTTTTCGGTGTTCTTGACGTAAATGATGTCTGACAGGTTTCTGACAAACGGCTTTACAACAACACGGTCATGCAGCGGGCGCAGTTGCATTTTTTGGCTTCCTTCCAGGTTTCTTACGTTCGACCGGCACATCGGCCATCTTGGTTTCGTCGGTGGTGATGTCGTACACAGGCAAAGAAACCATCTTGATGGTTTGCTCAACGTATTCGCCGCACCAATCCATTTCGTGCTTGTTTTGGAACGTGGGGTAGCGACGGCAGCCGCCAATGACCTGGCCGTTAATGAAAAAACGACAGGTTTTGCAGTGGACGTCACTCATCGCACTGGCTTTCCAGCACGGACGGCAGCGTTCAGGGCTGCGGCCATGTCTTCAGCAGCGGAACGCACTTTTGCTTCGTGCATCCGCTTCATTCGATGTTCAGCGGGCGTTGCCTCGCGTCCCTTCGTAGATGGCTTGGCTGATACTGCCGCTTCGGTAGGCTTTTTCAAGGGCATCACTTAATCCTTTTCTCACTTCATTGTGATCCAGGCGTGGCAACTTGTCAAGTCCGCTTACAACGTTTGCATTTCCTGGGCCGCGGCTGTTGTCGATGACCATCATGTGGAACCGGTGATCGTCGCCGTATTTCGCTTGCAGCCGATCCATAACGTCACGCGAACCCATGTGGGTTTTGAAATGCTCGTCAATTGGAACGGTGCGACCGGTTCCCATTTCGGCTTCCATGCGGCTGGCGCGTTTCAATGCGCCGCCTTCCATGGCTTCCACGGGGTCGCGGTATGTGTACACGATGCCGACCTTACGACCGGCTTTCAATGCCTGGTCGATTTTCTTATCAGCCGAATCAAACGAATTCATGTTGGTGTCGTACACCATTTCCGCGTCGCGGATCGCTGGGCTGACTTCCCTGGCCATCTGCAAACCGGTGGTCTTGCCCGCGCCAGTGCCGCCAGCGGTGAACAACACGGTGTTGTCCATGCCTGGCGGGGTGGGTTGGGATAGTTTCTCGGCGTACATCTGTTTGACAAATGCCGACGACGGTTCATGCACGTCTGCCGACCTGGTGCGGTCGGCGCGGTACTCTGGCGACATTTCACGGGCGTCATCCGTGTTCAGGATGCGGCCACCATTGGTCGATGGCAATGCCGCGTACTCTGACGCCAGGCCGGTGTAATCGTTGGCCAGGCGCTCGAAATACGACTGCTCAATCGGGTTGGCCGATTGACTTTGTGCTTGGGGCAGTTTCGGCTGTGGAACAAGCGACGCCAGGGCGGCCTGGGTAGGCTGTGCGCCCTGGGCCGCCGCCGGTTGCTGCCCCGCCGCTGCCAGTTGTGACAGCGGGGTGGCCATTACTTCTGGTACGACTTACGGTCGTGCGAGTAGCAAACGCCCTTGCTGCGGCCACCATCGAAATTGTGGTTCGCGCCAGTTGCGTCAGCTTTGCCCATGGCCACGCCATTTTTGATGGCTTCCATGCGCTCACCAGACTTGTCGCTGGCAGCAGCGCCAGCGGGCGCCTTGGCGCTTGTACCGTAACCCTTGGGTTGCATTTCGGCGTTATCTTTCATGGTCTTTTCCCTTTCAGTTTAGGAATTTCAAACGATACAACGTTTTGTCAATCAACGATGCGATTTCGTCGATGATATTCTGAAGTTCAGAATCTTGTGGCAAGTCTTCCCTGGCTTCTTTCACAAACTCAGACAACGATTCCAGGTATTTCACTGGATTTTTGGCGTTGTGGAATTCTTCAGGGTACTTTTTGATTTTTTCGTATTTGCCCTGGTACGCTTCGGCAAAGTCGTCAGCCAGGTCAATGATTTCGACGTAATACTTCCCCAGCGCCTTGTGTTCCGAATACGAATCGGTTGAAAGGTGCATGAAATGTGTCACCGTGCTGCTGTGCAGCAATGCGGCGATAAATTCGGATGCGTCGTTTTCCATGGGCCGATGATAAATGAAAAAATCGGGGGGTGATAGCCCCCCGTCAAGGTGGCTCAGTTCTGGCAACTGTCGATAAGCCGCGTCAATTCTGCCTCACTTGGCAGCGGAACGTCAACGGGCCATTGGTTTGTGTCTGTCAGGTGCTGCACCGTCTTCATGTGCGCGACCACCCAGGCTTGCTGGCGTTCCTTTTTTGACCACTTGGCGCCCTGGTCGATGTCGTGGTGGCACGACATACACAACGCGGCCACCAGGTTGTCGTCGGCCTTGATGCCGCGGCCCTTGCCCCCTCCCCAATTGGTGTGCGCTGCCTGGACAAAATGCCCCGACCCGCACAACTGGCAATCAAGGCTGGCGACCAGCCGCAACAGCTTTTTGCTTCTCACGTAGGGGTGTTTTGGAATCATAAACTTTTTCAATTGTTGAAAACCGGTGCAAATTGCCACATTCGTAACGGCGGTGTTTTTCGTTGTTTGGCTTTTTGCGGGTTTCTTTGACCAGCGTCCAAGCGCCGCATTCGGGGCATTTCACGTTTCAATTCCTTTTTCAGCGCACCAGGCCAGCAACCATTCGATAAATTCGGTGGCGTCGGGGATGGTGAATTTGTGTGTCTGTCGGCCCAACTGGACGACGCGCTGGCCATCCAGGCTTGGCGCCACCTTGCCAATCTTGCGGTCGGTTTCGTGCGCCCACTGGTCAATCAACAGGCGTTTCCAATCGTCTGCCGAC